GAAGATTTGGCAAAGGTTCTTGATGAGCAAGAAAAACAAATGAAAGCTAATGCTGATTTAATGGTTGCTAGGGCGGCAACAGAATTAGCAAAAAACAAAGATAACATTGAACTTCAAAAAGCATATCAAGAAGCCCTTAACGAACAAGCAGGAATTGAAGCACAAATAACTGGCTTTAGAAGTGAGCAACAAACTAACACAAACTCATTATTAAGAGAACAAAAAGACATACAAAACGAACTAGCTTTAATAGGTAAGTCCGAAAGGGAAATTGAACGGTTAGAGTTACAACAAGATTATGAAGCTAAAAAGGCATTAATAGAAAAAGAAGTAACGGACGAAATTAAAAGAAAAGAAACATTAAAAAATCTTGAAGCAGAATACAATGCTCAAATATCTAGTATAGACCAAGCGGCACTTGATGAAAAAATATCTAAAGCAAATCAAGAACACGAATTGGAAAAACAGAAGATACAAGATAAAGCAATGGTAGTTGACGCTATTAGTCAATTTGCAAATGCTGAAACTGGCATCGGAAAAGCCTTACTTATTGCAAAACAAGCTCTTGCATTAAAGGAAACCATAATGGACTTAAAAAGAATTACTTTTAAAGGAGCGGAAGCGGTAGGACAAGCAGGAGTAAGCGCAGCCCAAAACGTAGCTGAATCCTCTAAAATTGGTTTTCCTCAAAACATTATAACAATAGCAGCAGCAATAGGGCAAGGAATAGGAATCATAAAGTCTGTTAAAAGCGCAGTAGCAAAAACAAAAGCTAAAGCAACTGGAGGGGGTTTAACTGGTGTATCAACTCCAAGCACAGCAACTCCGTCGCAACCCCCTCAATTTAATATAGTAGGCGCAGGGGGAACAAACCAACTTGCAGAAGCTATTGGAAGCCAAGAGAAACAACCAGTAAAAGCCTATGTAGTTTCGAATGACGTTACTACTGCACAATCTATGGACAGGAATATTGTAGAGGGTGCATCAATTTAAAATGCAAAATTAACAATTAATTACGTTATATAGTTATGAAGATAATCGAACTCATTTTAGACGAAAACGAAGAGTTAAACGGAATTGAGGCAATATCTATTGTTGAAAGCCCAGCGATTGAGGAAGATTTTATTGCATTAAAAAGCGATGAAATAAAACTTGCCGAAGTATCAAAAGAACGTAGAGTATTAATGGGAGCATTATTAATACCTAACAAGCCTATATATAGACGCAATGGAGAAGATGAATATTATATATACTTTTCTAAAGATACGGTCTTAAAAGCCTCCCAAATGTATCTAATGAAAGGCAATCAAAACAATAGTACACTTGAACATCAATACAGTTTGAGTGGTTTGTCTTTGGTTGAATCGTGGATTGTTGAGGATAAGGTACACGATAAGTCTGTTAAATACGGAATGGATTTACCTATTGGAACTTGGGTGGGTACGGTAAAAGTAAACAACGACCAAGTGTGGGAAGAATTTGTAAAAACACAAGCGGTCAAAGGTTTTTCAATAGAGGGTTATTTTGCTGACAAAATGGAGCGACCTAAAGAATCTTTAAAAGAAGAATTAACGGAAGAAAAAGAAGCCGAACAATTATTGTCTAAAATTAAAAACATACTAACAAATGAGTAAGGCTTGTTACTGTAAAGATACAAACACTTATTCAATAGATTGTTGCGATGATACGTTATGGGCGCAGGGAATAGGTAGAACACAGGCAACAGGACAAATAATACCCGATAACTTTTTAGCTAAAGAGGTAGGGGATTTAATTTTAAAAGAAGATTTAACTAAAATAATAGTATAATGGCGAATACTAAAATATCACAATTACCGATTGCAACCAATCCAACAGGAGAGGAATTGATACCAGTAGTACAAAGCGGAAATACTAAACAATTAAAAGTAAGTCAAGTTCTTAATTATATTGTTACTACATCAATAACCTTTCAAGCAGACCTAACAATAAATTTAAGCGATTCAGCTTATGATAATTCAGAAATGATTCGTTTGAGTTGGACTGGCGCAACTGGAACTGGTATTTTGAACTTACCCGATGCTACTCAAAACGTAAATAGAGTAATTAGGTTTATTTCAAATGGTGGGTTTACAAATGCAACAAAAGTACATTTAACTCCAATTTTAGGACAAACTATTGACGGAAGCACTTCTTTTTATAACATAAATAAAGAGTATGAGGGAATACAAGTTTGGAGTGACGGTGTTCAATGGTTTATCATTCAAAAGAAAGCATAAAACAAAAATGCAAAATATAAATTAAAAATCGTTATATAATTATGAAACCAATGGAAATGCTAAAAGAAATCAAAACACTTTTGGGCGTTGAGGAAATTAAAGAAGTTTCTTTAGCTCAAATGAAGTTAGAAAATGGTACTGTCTTAGAGGCAGAATCATTCGAGGCAGGAAAAGAAGTTTTTATTGTGACCGAAGACGAAAAAGTCGCCTTACCAGTAGGGGAATATGAGTTGGAAGACGGAATGAAACTAACTGTCGTAGATGAGGGAATTATCGAATCAATCGGACAAGCTGATGAAGTTAAAGAAGATGAAGCCGAAGAAGAAGTTGAAGAAGTAGAAGCAGCCGAAGAAGAAAAAGTTGAAGCTGAATATGCTACTAAAGAAGAACTTGCAGAGGTTAAATCTATGATTGAAGAAATTAAGGCAATGCTTGAACCTAAAGAAGATTTAAGCGAAGAAGTAAAAGAAGACGAACTTTTAAAAGAAGAATTGTCCGCTCCTGCTTCTGAACCTTTAAAACACAATCCCGAAGCTAAGGAAAAACAATCATTGAATTTGTACGGTCAAAAACGACCACAAACCACAATGGATAGAGTATTAAACAAAATTATAAACAACTAAAATAAATTTATTATGTCTAAACCAGTTATTACCAGTACTTATGCAGGGGAATTTGCAGGGAAATATATTTCTGCTGCCCTTTTGAGTGGTGCTACAATCGAAAACGGAGGTATTGAAGTAAAACCTAACGTTAAATTTAAAGAAGTAATCAAAACCGTTTCAACAACTGGTTTGATTGCTAATGCAACTTGTGACTACACAGACGCAGGAACTGTAACCCTTAATGAAAGAGTTATCCAGCCTGAATCTTTTCAAGTTAACCTTACACTATGTAAGAGCCAATTCCATTCAGATTGGGAAGCAGTATCAATGGGATATTCAGCATTTGATTCTTTGCCTCCAAGTTTTAGCGAATTTTTGATTGCACACGTTGCAGGAAAAGTTGCTGAAAAAACAGAGCAAAACATTTGGAGTGGTGTAGATGCTAACGCAGGAGAATTTGACGGTCTTGTAACTTTGGCTACTGCTGATGCTACTGTAATTGACGTTGCAGGAACTACTGTAACTGCCGCTAACGTAATTGCTGAACTTGGAAAAATCGTTGATGCTATTCCTAGCAGCCTTTATGGAAAAGAAGACCTTTACATTTATGTTTCACAAAACATTGCTAGAGCCTATGTACGTGCATTAGGTGGATTTGCTGCTGCAGGTCTTGGTGCTAACGGTGTTAATGCACAAGGTACACAATGGTGGAATAACGGAGCATTGTCTTTTGACGGTGTAAAATTGTTTGTTGCCAATGGACTTGCTGATAACACTGCAATGGCTGCTCAAAAATCAAACCTTTTCTTTGCGACTGGCTTAATGTCTGATTCTCAAGAGGTTAAGGTTTTGGATATGAGCGACGTTGACGGCTCAGACCAAGTTCGTGTAATTATGCGCTTTACCGCAGGAGTACAATACGGAATCGGTGCTGATATCGTTCTTTATTCTTCTTAATAATTAATTAACCAATAAAATAGGGTAGGTGGGTTGTTTGCCTACTTACCCTTTTTTTATTTAAAACCTTAAAAATATGGCTTGTGTATTAACAACTGGTAGAAAAGTACCTTGCAAATCTGCAGTAGGTGGAATAAAATCTGTTTACTTTGCTGACTTTGGCACTTTAGGTTCTGCTACTATTTCATCTGGAGAGATTACTGCATTTTCAGGAACTCCCACTTGGTTTGAATTTGATGTAAAAGGAAATTCAAGTCTTGAAACAACCGTAAACTCATCGAGAGAAAACGGAACAACTTTTTATACTCAAACTCTTAACTTGACTTTAACATTTTTGGATAAGGCAACACAAGAGGAATTAAAACTATTGGCTCACGCTAGACCACACGTTGCGGTTGAAGATTACAACGGAAATTTCTTTCTCGTAGGTCTTGAACACGGAGCAGAGGTTACTGGTGGAACAATCGTTACTGGTGCTGCTATGGGGGATTTAAGCGGAATGACTTTAACTTTTGAGGGTCAAGAAACCGCTCCTGCTTATTTTGTAGTACCTACGGTTATTACTGATGATGCTTCAGCAACACAAATTGACCCAACTGCTTAATTAGTTTTTATTGATTGAAAAAGGCACTCTATTACAGGGTGCTTTTTTTTTGTGGTTATATTAGTACAAAATTGATTAA